AGTGGGTGGACCAACAACATACTTCTTTCATGAGGAGGCGGGGATTGCCCCTAAGATGATGGAGACATATGAATATCTAAGACCTGCAATGTCTTCAGGGATGATGACAACAGGTATGTTTATAGCAGCAGGTTCTGTTGGAGATCTTGAACACTGTAAACCATTGAAAGAGATGATATTAAATCCGGTGATACATGATATTTATCCTGTTGAAACGGATCTTATGGATGTTGATGGAGCTATTGGATTAGCTGGATTATTTATACCTGAACAATGGTCCATGCCTCCTTATATAGATGCTTATGGTAATTCATTAGTTGCAGAAGCACTGGAAGTTATAAGAGTAGAAAGAGAAACATGGAAGTCTAATTTAAATCCTGAGCAATATCAATTAAGGATATCTCAAAAACCAACAAATATTGCTGAAGCCTTTGCTTATAGAAAGGAATCTGTTTTTCCACAAAGTATATTATTAAAACAATTAAAGAAAATAGAAGAGAAAGAATACAGTTATGAACATATTGAACTTGAAAGAGATCAATCAGGGATAGTTGCAAAGAGATCAAAGAAATTACCAATAAGGGAATTTCCTATAAAAAAAAGACAAACAGATAAGACAGGTTGCCTTGTAGTTTGGGAAAGACCTGTAAAGAATCCTGGATTTGGAATGTATTATGCAAGTATTGACCCTGTTTCTGAAGGAAAAACTACAACATCTGATTCATTATGTAGTATATTTGTATATAAGAATCCTGTAGAGGTACGCAGGGATACACCTGAAGGAGTAGAACATTTTATAGAAAAAGATAAGATTGTTGCTGCATGGTGTGGCAGATATGATGATATAAATAAAACACATGAACAACTGGAGTTAATTATACAGTGGTATAATGCATGGACTGTTGTTGAGAATAATATATCATTGTTTATTCAGCATATGATAGCCAAAAGAAAACAGAAATACCTTGTACCAAAACAACAAATCCTCTTTTTAAAGGAATTAGGTTCTAATAGAAGTGTATTTGCAGAGTATGGTTGGAAAAATACAGGGAAATTATTTAAAAGTCATTTAATATCTTATGCTATTGAGTTTATCAGAGAAGAGATAGATCAACAGTTTGATGACCATGGTAATATATTATCATCTACTTTAGGTGTGGAGAGAATCCCTGATCCAATGCTATTAAGAGAGATGCTTGCGTATCAACCTGGTTTGAATGTGGATAGGCTAGTAGCTTTCTCAGCGTTAATTGCTTTTGCCAAAATACAACAATCAAACAGAGGATATGTCAAGAGAGTTGAATTAGATGCTGATAACTTGGATAAATCAAAAAATTTATATAAATTAAAATATAGCCCATTTAAAAATATTGGGAGAAAAAAAAGTATTCCGGGAGGCAGAATAAAACGCTCTCCCTTTAAAAATTTTAAACGATGAAAGTATTTAATGCATTACAATTAAAGAAAGGAGCAAAATCAGAAAGCGGCATTACACCTTCCAGTTTAACACAACCTATCCAATTTCTTTCCTCTAAAAAGAAGAATGATGATTGGGCAGCCTGGAACATTGACTGGCTTGAACTTCAAGGCTTAGAATTCTTAAGGTTAAATGCAAGAAGACTTCTTAAAAATTATAAACTTGCAAAAGGTATAATAGATAAAACAGACTATATTGTAGAGGAAGATAATGATTACACTGAGTTGATAGATGTACTAACTAAGGAAGATGGTTCAGCACTTGAATTAAAGTTCTACCCCATCATACCTAATGTGATTAATGTTCTGTCAGGTGAATTTTCTAAAAGGTTTTCTAAGGTACAATTCAGGGCTGTTGATGATCTATCCTACAATGAGATGCTAGAAGAGAAGAGAAAGATGGTAGAAGAAAACTTACTTGCAGATGCTCAATCAAAGCTCTTAGTAAAGATGCTTGAGATGGGTGCTGATCCTCAAAGTGAGGAGTTTCAACAGCAAATGTCACCGGAAAACTTAAAAAGTTTACCTGAAATACAAGACTTCTTTACTAAAGACTATAGAAGTTTAGTTGAGGAATGGGCAACTCATCAATTGAATGTAGATGAAGAGAGATTCAAGATGGAGGAACTGGAAGAAAGAGCTTTCCGTGATATGCTAATTACAGATAGAGAGTTCTGGCATTTTAAAATGATGGAGGATGATTATGATGTAGAATTATGGAATCCTGTATTAACATTTTATCAAAAATCTCCAGATGTAAGATATATAGCAGATTCTAACTTTGTAGGTAAACTTGATTTGATGACAGTAGCAGATGCAATAGATAAATATGGATATCTGATGACTGAAAAGCAATTGAGTTCTTTACAGAATATTTATCCTGCAAAATCTGCACTTTATCAGGTAAATGGTTATCAGAATGATGGTTCTTATTATGATCCAAGCCGTTCACATAAATGGAATACTGAAATGCCTGGTTTAGCTTACCGTCAATATGTAAGTAACTGGTCTAATGATCCTGCACATGGAGGTGATATTGTATCTGCCATTTTAAATGAAAGTGAAGATATGGCCGGCTGGGGTGAAGGAGAACTATTAAGAGTTACAACAGCTTATTGGAAAACACAAAGAAAGGTTGGCCACCTTATAAAGATTGATGATAATGGTGAAATAATACAGGATATTGTAGATGAAACATTTAAGGTTACAGTAAAACCTCTTTATGATAACTCATTAATTAAAAGAAAATCCAAAGAAACACTTCTTTTTGGAGAACATGTAGATTGGATTTGGATTAATGATGTATGGGGAGGTATTAAGATAGGGCCTAATTTACCTGCTTTCTGGAGATCCAGTGTAGAGGATACTATAAATCCTATATATTTAGGTATTAATAGAAAAAGACCAGGACGTATTCCATTCCAGTTTAAAGGTACACAAACACTTTATGGTTGCAAGTTACCTGTTGAGGGAAGAGTATTTTCTGATAGAAATACAAGATCTGTAGCTCTTGTTGATTTAATGAAGGCTTATCAGGTAGGATATAATATGGTAAATAATCAAATTGCAGATATCCTTATTGATGAACTTGGTACAGTTATAATGTTTGATCAAAACGCTTTACCAAGACATTCAATGGGTGAAGATTGGGGTAAGAATAATTATGCTAAAGCTTTTGTTGCAATGAAGGATTTTCAAATGTTACCTTTAGATACATCTATTACTAACACAGAAAATGCTACAAACTTTAATCATTATCAGACTCTTAATATGGAGCAGACTAATAGATTAATGTCCAGAATTCAATTGGCTAATTATTTTAAGCAACAGGCATTTGAGGCTATTGGTATTAACCGTGAAAGATTAGGTTCACCGATAGGACAGGAAACAGCTACAGGTATAACTCAGGCTTTGAATCAATCATATGCTCAAACAGAAGTTTACTTCACACAACATTCTGATCATCTTATGCCACGGGTACATCAAATGAGAACTGACCTGGCTCAGTTTTATTGTAGTACAAATCCAAGTGTAAGACTTTCCTATATGACATCTGAAGCAGAAAGTGTTAATTTTATTATTAATGGTACAGAACTTTTATTAAGAGATTTTAATATATTTTCAACTACTAAAACAAATCATAGGGCTATTCTTGATCAGTTAAAACAACTGGCAATTCAGAATAATACATCAGGAGCATCTATTTATGATCTTGGTAATATCATTAAAGCTGATTCAATTGCTGAAGTTTCTGATATATTAAAAGAAACTGAACAGAAACAAACAGCAATGAGAGAGCGGGAAATGCAACAACAGCAACAAATGCAACAAGAGCAATTACAGGCTCAACAACAACAAGAGCAAATGAAATTACAATTTGAAGCTCAGGAAAATGATAAAGAAAGACAAAAAGATATTACTGTAGCAGAAATCAGAGCTGCAGGTTATGGGGGTGGACAAGATGTTAATCAGAATTTACAATCTGATTATATAGATGCTATGGAAGATATAAGGGAAACAACTAAGTATCGGGAGCAGATGGATATGAAAAGAGAACAAATGACTACTAATAATATGCTGAGTAAGGAGAAAATGAATATTGAAAGGGAAAGGTTAAAAACACAAAGAGATATTGCAAATAAAAATCTGGAGATAGCAAGAGAAAACAAAAACAAGTATGATGTAGAGTCAAAGAAGAAGAAAAAAAAGGATAAGTAAATTATTATATCATGAAAAATATTAAAATTGTGCAAGGATCATATCAAGTACAGTTTTCCATGAAGAATAAAAGACATGGAAGATCAAGAAGTATAAGCGTTGGAGTTTATGAAAATATAAAAGATGCTATTGAAATAAGAGATTTTGTTACTGATTTAAAGTCAAAATCAAAGATATTAATTAAGTATGATGTTTTAAAGTTAGTAAAT